CAGGGCAGATAAACGAGCTGGGTCTTGCAGCAGTGCTGGGGGCAAAGCTGGTAGGCGAAACAGCAGAGGCCAAACGGATCGATCGAAGCCAGGGTGACAGCACAATGATGGTTGTCGCACAGCAGATGCAGGATCTGATCGATAACTGCCTGCGCTTCCATGCTGCATTCCTGGGGCAGTCAAACCCAGGCAGCAGTCTTGTTAACCGAGACTTTATGGGGATGCGTCTGGAGCCGCAGGAGATACAGGCACTGCTTCAGCTCTACACCGCCGGGACGATTACCCAGGAAACGCTGCTTCTGCAGCTTGAGGCAGGGGAGGTTCTGGGCGATGATTTCGACGTAGAGGAAGAGGTGGATGCCACCCAAAACGGCGGGATGATCGAAAGGGAGTCTTCGCCGCCTGCAGAGGTCACAATGCCAGAAGAAGCCAATGAGTCTGATGAACTGGCTGAGTAAGGTCAGCAGAAGCGGAAGACCCCGAAAACAGATCGTTTACTTCTCACAGGAGGAGCTGCAGAACGAGTATTACGCCGTCATCCGAATCACTTGGTTTTTTGACGGTGAGATCTGTGATGTTTTTGAGTCCAGCATCTCTAGGTATGACAAAGAGGCGGTAGCCGAAATCCCCAGCATCATTCGGGATGCTTTGACGCACGGGGCTGATGTTTCGGTGGTCTGTGTTGAAACCGCTGACGCAGTGGGGTTAAAACCGAAATGAGCGAGTTCAGGGAGCTGTATCGCAATGCCATCGACCTCAATCGCTTCAGCAACGGTTTAGCGAGGCGTCTGATCCGTGCATATAACGACGCTGTGTTGGATGCTGTTGATCAGCTCCGTGGGATTGATGAGCTTGCATCGCCTGTCAAAGCTGCACGGCTACGGGCCATTCTCGCGCAGTTAAATGAGTCTCTAGACAGTTGGGCGGGAGCAAGCACGGCAACCATGACTGAGGAGTTGCAGGGTCTTGTGGTCTTGCAATCAGAGTTCGCGGCAGAGCAGTTGCAGAAAGCTCTCCCTGCCGGCTCAGCTGCCGTAGTGGGGACAGTTGAAGTCAGCCCTGCTTTTGCTCAGGCCATGGTGACAACGCAGCCAACGATGGCTGGTGTTGTCAACTTGAGCGACAGCTTCGAGCGGGTTGCCAGAAACGCAGTGACGTTTCAGCTCACGCTGGGGCAGGAGATCAGCTTGCCTAACGGTGAGGTTGTACGGGATGCCTTCAGTCAGATGTCTGCGAGGCAGGCAGAGCTTTTCAGTATGTCTGTCCGCAATGGATTGCTTGAGGGGCAGTCAACAGCTGCGATTGTCCGGCGACTGAAGGGACGGCTGACCCGAGAAC